GCAAAAATTTACACCACAAAGATCACAAGAATTAAAACTTTATTATGAAGACGAATTGGCACGTGCCCTGGCAGAAGACGGATCTGCAGCAAGCACTTATATAACTCCGAAAAACTATTATCCAAATATATGACATTAATAACTAAAGGAATGGGCATTATAATGAAAAAAGGTGGAGATAAGGCTTTGAAAGAAGCAGGAAAAAAACTAAAAAAACATTTATTTAAAAAAAAGGGAAAGGATTTAGATTGGGGTGATGTAAAAACATCTGCTAAAATCTTTACGAAAAAATAATGGCATACGCAAGAGGAAAAAGATCACAGGCAATATCAGATAGAAGTGGAATGGCTTTTCCATATAATGAAATGGTTAGAGAGTGGAATGGAATGTTAGTTCATAAATCTGAATTTGAACCAAAACATTCACAATTAGAACCAAAACCACATGGTGGAGATGCACAAGGTTTAGAAAATGTAAGATCAGATAGAACAGAAAATGCTGTAGCACAATTATTGCCTCATAATCCATTTACCACGTACGCGGCTTCCTCAGGAATTATAAATGTATATGCACCAGATCACGGATTAACAAATGGGTCAACGTACAGATTTAGAGGAGCACCAACAACTGCAGGGTCTTATGGAGATCCAAACAGCTTTGATGGTATAGCAGGCTCTAACATTGCAAAAGCAGCAGGTTATGCTATTACTACAGGTAAGTATGTTAGTGGAAGTAGAGACACAGACCAAACGACTAATTGGTTTTATTTTACAGTTGATACAAACACTGCAACAGCAGGAAGTGTTAAAGGAGGAGGGTTTCCAGTCTCAATAGGACCAGCAACCTTAAGTGCATAATGGCAGGATTTACATATTCAACATTGACAACAGCAATTGGTAATTATACCGAGGTTGGTACTTCTGTATTATCTAGTACTATTACAGATCAATTTATAGATAATTCAGAATTAAGAATTTTTAGAGATGTTCCAATTGATGCAGATAGAAAAGAAATGGTTGGTAATTTAGTTGCTTCAAAAGACAATGTAAATGTACCCGCTGGTACTTTATTTGTAAGAGGCATACAGGTTTATACTTCAACAACAGCTGCAACTGGTGCTAATAGCTGGTTACAAAAGAAGGATATTAGCTATTTAAGAGAATTTGATGCAGCAGAAACAACTACTGGAACACCTAAATATTATGCTATGTCTGGAGGAGCTACAGGAACTGGAGCAGCTTCATCAGGTAGAATAACAATTGTCCCTACTCCAAGCTCTGCTTTTATGTATAAACTGCATTATAATGCTAGACCTCTAGGATTGAGTTCAGCAAATACTACAACTTACATCAGCACAAATTTTGGAAATGGACTTTTATACGCATGTCTGGTCGAAGCATTTAGTTATTTAAAAGGGCCGATGGATATGCTACAATTATACGAACAAAAGTATCAAACTGAAGTACAGAAGTTTGGTGCAGAACAAATAGGGAGACGAAGAAGAGATGACTATACTGATGGTGAACCACGTATAGCTGTCAACGTTCCGTCACCGTAAGGATTAAACTATGACTAATAAATATCATTATCAAAATATGACAGGTATTAAAAAAACAATTTTTAAAATTGCTGACGCTTTTAAATCTAGAGGAATGAAACCTAAACCTAAACCTAAACCTAAATTTAACAAAGGTGGAAAAGTATAATGGCAACACTAACAGTAAAAGTAATAGAAGAAATCACACTAAACAATAATAGTTACAATAGCGAAAGATCGTTAGATATTTCTAGTGTTAATGAAATTGTTAAAAGAATAGTAACCATTTCAACTACTGAAACAGGTTTATTAGGTTTCGCTACAGCTTCTTCAACAGATTTATCAAAAAGTTATCTAGCAGGTCAATTTGACGAAGATGATGTTAGATATATTAGAATTACAAATTTAGATTCAACTAACCATCTTACATTAACATTTAGAGATGAAGATAGTACAGAGTTTGCAATTAAAGTAGACGCTGGTCATTCTTTCATTTATCCAGGTGATAATAGTGGTGGAGTTGTGGATACGATGCATGCAGGAGGATCTGCATTAACAGTATCATTTAATGATTTAGTAGACATTACAGCTACTGCAGATACAGACTCAGTTGATTTAGAAGTATTTGTAGGAAGCGCATAGGAGAATAAATGGCATCAAGTTATACAGGTCTTGGTACAGAACTAATGACAACTGGCGAGAACGCCGGTACATGGGGGACAACTACCAATACCAATTTACAAATTATTGAACAAATTTCTGGTGGTTATGTTGAACAAGCTATTTCATCAACTACAACTACATTATCTGTTTCTGATGGTTCAACAGGTGCAACTCTTGGACACAGAATTATAAAATTTACTGGAACACTTAGTGGAAATTCTACAGTAACAATTCCTCTAGATGTTCAACAGATGTATATTTTAGTTAATGGCACATCTGGTACGTACACACTAACTTTTAAATATGTTTCTGGTTCAGGAAGTACTGTTGCATTTGGAACAACCGATAAAGGAACAAAAATTGTTTATGCAGCGGCAGACCATGCTTCAAATCCAAATATGGTTGATACTGGTATATCCACTAATACTCTTACAGGTGTTACTGGAGACATTACAGTAGATTCACCTGCAGATATTATTTTAGACGCTGATGGTGCTAACATCACTATGAAAGATGGTGGTACAACTATTTTAGATTTTGTATTTAATGGAACAACAGATGTAACACTAGATGCTCCAGGGGATATTAAATTAGATGCAGATGGAGGAGATGTATTTTTTGTAGACGGTGGCACAACATTTGGTAGTGCAACAAACAGTTCAGGAAATTTAATACTTAAATCTGGTACAACAACAGCTTTAACATTTAGTGGAGCAAATGTAACTGGATCTGGAACTTTTGAAGCAACAACTATTACAGCTTCAACATCAGTTATTCCTGATGCATCTGGTGGAGCAGATCTTGGTTCTACTAGTGCTGAATGGGGTGATTTTTACATAGCCGACGATAAATATATTAATTTTGGTTCCGATCAAAATGTTGTTGTTGGTTATGATGAAAATGGTAATGACACTTTAGAATTTAAAGCAAATGTAGAAGGTGCAGCTTTAGCACTTACATTTAGTGCTGACCAAGCAGATGATAATGCAGATACTTGGAAATTAAATTTAGCAGATGGTGGTACGTGGACTTGGGATAGTTATACTTCTGGTTCTTTTGCAACAAAACAAACTTTAGATACAAGTGGTAATTTAACTATTACTGGTGAGTTAGATGCAGCTACCTTAGACATATCAGGCAATGCAGATATTGATGGAACTACAAATTTAGACGCTGTTGATATCGATGGTGCAGTTCAGTTAGATGCAACACTTACAGTTGGTGCAGATGATCAGGGATATGATATAAAATTTTTTGGAGACACAGCAAGTGCCTACATGTTGTGGGATACTTCAGCAGATGATTTAGTTTTTGCAGGTTCTGCAGGAATTGACTTAGCTGGTGATATAGATGTTGATGGCACAGCTAATTTAGATAACACAGATATAGATGGAACTCTTGCTGTTGATGGTACAACTATTTCATTAGATGCAACAACATCATTAAATATTGATAACTCAAATACATCAAACGGTATTACGATAGGTACTGCAACTTCAGGTGTACCAATTTCAATTGGACATGCAACTTCTGAAGTAACTATTAATGATAATCTTACAGTTACAGGAACTCTAACTCTTGGATCTAATGCAGAATTAACAGAAGCAGAATTAGAAATGCTAGATGGAATTACTGCTGGAACAGTAGCTGCAAGTAAAGCAGTTGTTGTTGATTCAAATAAAGATGCAGCTAGTTTTAGAAATGTAACTTTAACAGGAGAATTAGACGCTGCAACTTTAGATATATCTGGAAATGCAGATATCGATGGAACTACAAATTTAGATGCTGTTGATATTGATGGTGCTGTACAATTAGATGCAACATTTACAGTTGGAGCAGATGATCAAGGTTATGATGTAAAATTGTTTGGGGATACAGCAAGTGCTTACATGCTGTGGGATACTTCAGCAGATGACTTAATATTAGCTGGAGGAGCAGGACTTATTGTACCTGAAGGACAATTTACATTAGGAAGTACAGCTGTTTCTTCAACTGCTTCAGAATTAAATTTATTAGATGGTGGAACATCAGTTGGTAGTTCAATAACATTAGCAGATTCTGATGGTATTGTAACTAATGATGGTGGGACTATGAAGACTATTCCAGCATCAGATGTTAAAACTTATGTTGGTGCAGCAGCAGGTGCATTTTCTATAGCTAATTTAGACATTGATGGTGGTACAGATATTGGAGAAGCTATTGTAGATGCTGATTTATTTATAATAGATAATGGAGCAGGTGGAACTAATAGAAAAGTAGCTGCTTCAAGAATAGTAACATATATAGACGCAAATTCGAGTGCCGCAACAGTAGGAAAAGCTATTGCAATGGCCATCGTATTCGGGTAAAAGGAGACAATTATGGCAACACCAAATATAGTAAACGTAGCAACAATTAATGCTAAAAATGCAACAGGAGCAGTTACTACTTCAAGAGCAGTAGCATTAGATGTATCTGACGATAAAGTTGCAAAAGTAAATACAATACTTATTTGTAACATTGATGGAACAAATGCCGCAGATATAACAATTGAAGTAAGTGTGGATAATGGTTCTAACTATGTTGCTATTGCAAGTACAATTTCTGTTCCAGCAGACGCAACATTAAGTTTTTTAGAAAATCCAATTTATTTAGATGAAACAGATCATTTGGCAGTTACAGCAAGTGCTAATAGTGATCTAACTTATTTTATTTCATACGAAGAATTAGACGACGCGTAGGAGGTAATCAGCTATGGCTAATGGCGGAATTATTGGACCTTTAAGAGTAGTATGTACGCCCTCTACTAAAATCACAACATTTACATCATCAGGAACTTTTCAAAAAAGAAACTGTACAGCAACTGTGCCAGAGATAATGGTAGTCGCTGGAGGTGGCGGAGGTGGAGCTAATAAAGGTGGCGGAGGCGGTGCAGGTGGTTATAGAACTTCAACTTGTGTTTCCATGCCTAATGCAGCTTTAGCAGTTACAGTAGGAGGTGGTGGCAATGGAGCTACTGGTTGTGTTCCATCAGGTGCTGTAGGTGTTAAAGGAAGTAATTCAGTAATAGCTTGTATAATGACATCTACAGGCGGTGGTTTTGGAGGTGGTTCTGGAAGCGGAGCACCTGTTAGAGCAGGTGGACCAGGTGGTTCAGGTGGAGGTGCAGCAGAACAATCTCCCGCACCAGCAGGTTCTGGTAATACTCCTCCCGTAAGTCCTTCTCAAGGAAGTAATGGCGGAACTGCAAGTGATTGCGGTGGAAGTAATGTAGGTTCTGGTGGTGGAGGTGGAGCCAGTGCAGTAGGTGCTAATGCATCAGGACCTAGTGCAGGTAATGGTGGTGCAGGAACAGGAAACGATATTACAGGAAGTTGTGTAACTTACTCTGGTGGCGGAGGCGGTGGTGCAAATTGTAAAACAAAAGGATCTGGTGGAGCTGGTGGTGGTGGAAACGGTGGTCAAAATAAAAGCCCTGCTTCGGCTGCAACAGCAGGATCAACTAATACCGGCGGTGGTGGCGGGGGTGGTAATGAATGTGGTCAAGGAGCTGGTGGTAATGGTGGTTCAGGTATAGTAGTTGTAAAAGAAACAGTTCCAAAATGTGCATCAGGTGTATGGAATATTAATGATCATTTTTCAAATATTAAATGCTCTACTTGGATAACTAGAAGAGTAACAGCAAATTATTTAGTAGTAGCTGGTGGTGGATCAGGTGGTGGTGGAGCAGCTGGTAATAGAGCAGGTGGTGGCGGTGGAGCTGGAGGCTATAGAGCTTCTGGTTATGGACCAAGTCCACTTAGAGGAACAGCATTAAGTTTAAGAATAGGCTGTTATTCAATTACAGTTGGAGCTGGAGGAGCTGGAGATAGTTGCGGTGGAGCTAGTGGAAGCAGTTCAATATTTTCAACTATTACTTCTGCTGGAGGAGGTGGAGGTTCTGCTAGTACTGGAGGTTCAGGAGGTGGAGGACACTTTACTGGAAATGGAGCAGCTGGTAATACGCCTCCAACAGATCCACCTCAAGGAAATAATGGTGGTAACGGATTTAATCAAGCAGCTGTCCCAGGAGTTTTTGCTGGCGGTGGAGGTGGTGGTGCTACTGCAGTTGGAGCTAATGCTCCTCCAGGTGCAGGAGGAAATGGAGGCGCAGGTGCACCTAATACAATTTTAGGACCAGATACTTCTTACGCTGGAGGTGGAGGTGGAGCAGCTCAAGGTGAAGGAACACCTGCTACTGCTGGATCTGGAGGATCTGGTGGCGGTGCTGGTGGAGGTCAATCTACAGGTGCACCTTCAGTAGATTCTGGGTGTAATGCTTCAGCTAATACTGGAGGCGGAGGTGGCGGTGCAGCTACAGATAATGGACCTGGAGGAACTGCAACCCAAGGTAATGGTGGATCAGGAATTGTAGTAGTTAGAGTTCCAGGTGGATTTACTTTAGCAGGAAGCCCAACACCTGCAAGAACATTGTCAACTGACCCAGGTGGTGATAAAATAGCAAAATTCACAGCATCAGGAACGTTGACTATAACATAAAATTAAATTATAAATTAACTTTTTAAGGAGAAAACAATATGGCACACTTTGCAGAATTAGAATCAAAAACAGATCCAACAGGTTTTACATCTGATACTCATCTAGTTGTAAAAAGAGTAGTTGTTGTGGCGAATGATGTAGTACCTTCAAATGAACACGTTGATGGTGAAACATGGTGTGTAAACTTTTTTGGTGGTGGAACATGGAAACAGACTTCTTACAATAATAATTTTAGAAAAAAATATGCAGGTATAAACGACGTATATAATGCATCGAAAAATAAATTTTTAAGTCCACAGCCTTATAAATCATGGGCTTCCC